TACGGCCATCTAAAGCTTCTTTTATTTTCTCATGAAGCTTTAATTCTGTTTTGATTTCCATAAATTTGTTTTGATTATTGGATGACAAAAATAGTCTTATTTTTTATATTCCCAAATATTTTTAACTTTTTTTTAAAATAATTTTGTGATTTAATTAAATTAATTATATTTGCTTATGGAAAACCGGGAATTGATATATGATATGGCTAAGAGATTAGACATGATTATTGAAGTATGGAAGGCAGGAAAGTATATTGGTAAGTATAGATTTATAAATGGAATATTGCATAAACTAAAAGAATAATGGAAGGCTATCAAGCTAAAGCAATTAAGTTGTATTTAAATTTTTTTTTAAAAGATAAAGTAACTGATTTTGAAAATAGAATTATAAAAGCCAAAAGCAGTGCTATATCATATGTTCAAAAAGAAATTGAATTAAAAAATAATAACCCAGAAGATTTGTTTTATTGGTGTAATGTAAAAAACGCACTTGAAAAAATATGAGAAACTCAACAATAATAGTTAAGAAAAAGCGTTGTATAAATTGTGGTAACATTGATTATCATTTTTCAAAAAAGATGTGTAAACAATGCGCTACTATAGCTTCTACGCAAAAGCGAATGGATGAATTTGAGGATGATTCTGAAAGTTTTAACAATTTAGTTCAAGACTTGGATCATGTATTTAGCCAATACATTAGAAACAAACAAGCTGATAAAAATGGTGTAGTAGAATGTTACACTTGTGGTAATAAACATACTATTGCAGAAATACAGTGTGGCCATTTTATGGGTAGATCTAACTTAGGAACTAGGTGGATGGAATCTAATTGCCGCCCACAATGTATGGAATGTAATTACTTTAAAACCGGCAACATAGAAGAATTTGAGAATAAGTTACATGATGAAAATGGCGCATTGGTGGAATATTTAAGAGAAACTGCTAGGCAACCAGTAAGACCAACAAGAGAAGAATTAAAAGCTTTAATTTTAGAATATAGAGCTAAACTTAATTTAGTAAAAAAGAAGTTTATAAATATTGGTTGACGGTTTTTTATAGTAAATACCCCCTGCAATTTCTATTGTGGGGGCTTTTTATCAATCAATAAATAAGTCAAAATATGGGTTTTTTGATTGATAAATTAAAACATGTGTCAAAATTATAAACTATTGATGTATTAAAATTATAAAAACTTGTTATTAATGTCACAATTTTAAGCGGATTTGTGACTTATAAGATACTTTATGGGCGCAAAGTAAAATATCTAAGCGCAAATGTTACTTTAATATATTTTTCGGTAACAAGTAACTATATAAATATGTTACAAAGTAAAGGTAAAACTTGACTAAACTTTACTTGTTCATTTTTTTATGCCGTTTACGGAAACGTAAACTATTGAAAAAAGTGAACAAAAAGCCCCTCGTAGAAACGAAGGGCGAGATTAAACCGTTAACACTTGCTATATGCAGCACAAATATACAAAATTTAATTAAATTTATTTTTTTAATTAAATTAATTAAATTAATTTTACAAAAAATATATAAAATGGCAAGAAAAATAGATCCAAAATCAGTTTCAAGTAAAGTTGCTGAACTAACATTGGAAGAAAATATACGCTTTGAAAACCCATATACGTCAGTAATGGTAATGGTTTCTAATTTAAAAAAGAAAGAAGCCCACAAAGACAAGCTGTTTAAGATTAAATACGTAGATGGTATTACCACCGTATCTAGAGTAAAATAAAACCAACACATATGCACATCCAAACCGTTAACTACACTAGAACATTTAATTTAGGCAATTATTCTTCTGAAAAAATTGGCGTTGAATTTTCCCTTAATGAAGGAGATTCGGCTAATGCAGCTCTAGACACTGCTAGAGAATTGGTAGAAGAATATCACAAACAAAGCGTGGTTAGATTAAAAAATCTAGGGTATTTTTATGATGAACAAATTTCTGAAGAAGTAATACCTACTCAATCAAAAAAATCATTAGTTGAAAAAACTAAAGACTTTATTAATTCATGTAAGACAAAAAATGAATTAAAAGCCTGGGAATTGATGAGTAAAAGCAATCCGGAGTTACTAGAACACTATAATAATAAATTTAAAACACTGTAATTATGCAATGGAATGACACACACATCAGAGCAAGCTCTGTAGGGTATTTAATGACCGAACCCGTAACAAAGGCTGATAAAGAAGCCGGATTGTTATCTAAAACAGCTCAAAAACATTTATTAGATGTCTATATAGCTGAAAAATATGGCCGTAAAAAAGATATACAAACCAAGCAAATGAAAAAAGGTGTAGAGGTAGAGCAAGAATCAATTGATTTGCTTTCTATGTACCTAAAGATGCCATTTAATAAAAATGAACAAAGGTTTACTAATGATTTTATTTCTGGCTCACCAGATATTATTGATAATGATAGAATAATTGACATTAAATCTAGCTATGATTTATGGACATTTATTGGAAACATACCTGATAAGTTGGATAATTTATATTATTGGCAAATGCAGTCTTACATGTGGTTAACAGGAACAAAAAGTGCCGTTATTGCATACTGTTTAGTAAATACACCAGAGAATATTATTGAGCAAGAGAAGTATTATTTGCTTAAAAAAATGGATGTAGCTACAGAAGAAAACCCAGAATATGTAAAAGAAGCAATGAAGATTGAATTTAACATGTCATTTGATGATATATCTATGGAAGAAAGAATACTTATGTTTCACGTTAGTAGAAATGAAGATGATATATTACGCATCCAACAAAAAGTAGAAAAAGCAAGAGAATTTTTAAAAGAAATAGAAGAAACACATTTAAACTTTAATAAGTAATATGAATCCTGAAGTTAATAATGGTGCCAACATCATAAATGCTATTCAAAATTTAAAAATGGCCCAAGAGCAATTTGAAGATTTTTGTAGGCAATACCCTAACTCACAAGGCTCAAGGTTATTTAAAAAATATAGTGATAAAATAGGTTGGATATTTAGCGATTTAGTATCAAATCCATTTCTTACTGAAGAGGTTAGGACTGGTATTAAAAACGAAATAGCTAGTGATGTATTTGCAGTCCCTGCGATTGTAGAAAAGGTAGCATTATTAACTCCAGATCAAAGAGATTTAATTGAATCTACATTAGATGCATTAATAAACGGAGAAGAAGTTAAAATAGTTGACATAAACGAAATAAAACAATAAAAAATGGCAAAGAAAAAAACAGAAATACCAAAAGAAATACAGGTTTATACAGAAGGATGTGATTTCTGTATGCAATTTGATTATGATGAACCACATGTAGTAGGCGCAAGCCCTGATGGTGAAGGTGGTTTGGAAATAGTACTAAAAGCATATCAAGATGCCGGCATTACTTTTGTGTGCCCAAATACAGGTAAAAAACTTAGATTATTTTCAAGGCCATTATCAGAAGCTGGTAAAAAAATATTAGAAGATCAACCTAAAAATTAAATAATGGGATTAATAATAACAATTAACAACATGACAGGTATAATAATAATATCAATTTTTGGAATAATATCAATACTTGGTGCAATTGATGTTTATAAACAAACAAAAGATAAATAGTTTATTTTAAACTAAGTAAATATAAAGTTTCAGCAAATAATGTTGCAATTTCATCTACTTGATTTTGAACCCAGCTTTCTTGGTAAATATTCTTTCTTTCTTTTTCAATTGCATTATAGCAAGACTTAAAATATTTAACAACTTGCTCATGACTTTTATAATCTACTGGACTATCTAATTGATAATGTTTAGGTCTTTCGTAAATTCCACTTACGCTTTCTACTAATCCATCAGTTAAACCAACGATTGCATCATAAAATTTACCTAATGCTTTATGTTCTGCATAAGACTCGGTTTGATGGTGCCATACTACAGATTGATCAAAAGCATCTTTAAGATAAGATACAAAATATGAAAATTTTTCTTCAGCCATAATATTTTATTTGTGCTAAATTACGATTTTTTATGTGTATTGGCAAATTTTCTAGCGGCTTCCACACTACCAAATCCCCACGCTTTGAGGGCTAACGCTTTACGTGTTGGCTCTCCATTTGGTTTTTTCATAGCCCCAAGCATACCAGCAAATCTAGCTGCAAATGAAACTCTACGAGGATTAACGCCAGATTTAACAGGTGATTTTAGATGCCCACCAGTTTCTGCATTATATGATGCTCTACCTTTGGCATTTAAGCCACCTTCAGGATTTTTCCCTTCTTTACGTTGCCAAGCTCCAGACATAACTTATTTTTTTTCTTGTGCTTTAATTTTCTTTTCTTGCTTTAGCATTTCTGGCGTAGGCTTTTTACCTGAACCAGCAGCCGCACGAATATTGTCCCAAAGACCACGAGGAGAAGATGAGCCATCAGCCCTTTTCATCATTTTTAATTTACTTTTCATTTTATAAGTTTAAGGTTTTTTAATTTTTTTATGATTTTATTAGCTTCTTCTTCTGCAAATCCTATTGCTTCCTCTTCTTTATCCTTTATATCCCAATTGTTTAGCAAAATACCCATGTGCATTGTTTCGTGCATTATTGCTGTCTTTTGTTCTTCAGCGTTATATCTTTTAAAAGTACCCATGTTTAAAAAAATAAACGGTTTATAAGGACTTTTGGCTGTAAGTTTTTTATCTGCTGGATTATAATTCGTAAGCCCATAAATATACACCCCATTTCCCTTGGTTTTATCTACCTCCTCTGCTTGAGCATCCTTTAGATTTAACCCATGCATTTGTTTTACATCATAAAATTTAAAAATATCTGTAGCATCTTTACCAACAACCAATATGTATTTACCCATATCAAAATTGGTAACTGCTCGCTTCATCATTTTTAATTTACCTTTCATACCGCTAAGATACGAATTATTTCCAATTCTCTGCTTTCCAAATAGTCAAGTCTATCCCTTTTAAGCCCTCTGGAGGCGTTTTGTGGTTTTCAACAGGTATTTCTACCACTTTAGCATTATCTGCCAATTTTGAGGCTAATTCTACTGGAGAAATAGTATTTCCTTTTGGGTACTTCCTGTGAAAATAAACTCTGCATTTGTCTGAGCAAAACTTTTTCTTGGATGTTTGACTTTCCATTCTTTCTCCGCAATAAATACAAAAAGGTGTTTTGTTTTTCATGTGTTACGATTAAGTGTTACGATTAAGTGATTTGTTACGATAAAGGTAGATATATTGTTACGATTAACCAAATTTTGTTACGATCCCCCTCCTCCTCCTATTACCACAACAATACATAAACTAATTAACAGGGATCAATTGCATGGCCATACCATACCGATACCATGGCTAGCACCATCCCCCATACCATACACATAGATA